GAAGCCGACGGCGATCTCAATGATGAGTTGTATCATGCCTTGTATGATTACTACAGTGACAATGGTGAAATGCCTTATGGTGTGGCCAAAGCACGTGATGGCGATCCTTACAACTGGATCAGCGATAAACTGGGACAAGAATTAGGTGTAAACGAAAATCTAATCGCACCCATGGCCATGCCTGTCACTACCGAAAGTGGCTCATGCAACATGACTGCTGAAGGTGAGTATTGTCCAGAACACGGCTTGGCTGAATGTGGAATGGGCATGCCAGCAGGCATCATGGGTGAGAATGTGTTTGACAAACCTAAACACGATGATCCCATAAACTACAATGCCGCAATCACAGGCTCATATTATGAGTCTAAGGAAGGCGATGCTACTTTGGCAAGAATAAAATCATTGGCTTTGTTGAAATGATATAAATAAACACATGAAAGAAGTGTGCGTAGTGGCGCACACTTCCGTAAACAACAAGTTAGGCAAAATTCTTTACCGTAAAGGTAGGATACACAGACAGGCTGTGTTAAAATAACCTTGTAGGCAGCATTTAAGCAAGACTTAAATTTTAAAATCATATTAACGCATAGAAAGGCAACACAATATGGCATCATTAGCAGAAATCCGCGCACGTTTACAGGCAGCGGAATCAAAACAAGGTGGATCATCCACCGAACGCGGAGATAATTCAATTTACCCGCACTGGAACATGGAAGAAGGCCAATCGGCTACATTACGCTTCCTCCCTGACGGTAACTCTAAAAACACTTTCTTTTGGCAAGAACGAGCAATGATTCGTTTACCTTTCAACGGAGTCAAAGGAGAGATGGAATCCAAGCAAGTTATGGTACAAGTACCTTGCGTGGAAATGTGGCAGGAAGCCTGCCCAATCTTGGCAGAAGTACGTACCTGGTTCAAGGACAAAAGCCTTGAAGACATGGGTCGTAAGTACTGGAAGAAACGCAGTTACATCTTCCAGGGCTTCGTTCGCGAGAACCCCTTGAGTGATGACAAGTCACCAGAGAATCCAATTCGTAGATTCATTATTGGTCCACAAATCTTTACAACTATCAAAGGCGCCTTGATGGATCCTGAACTGGAAGAATTGCCAACAGACTACCTGCGTGGCCTGGACTTCCGTATCAGCAAAGGTGCCAAAGGCGGTTTTGCTGACTATAATGGATCAAAGTGGGCACGTAAAGAGTCAGCACTGACCGAAGCAGAACAAGCGGCTGTTGATGCACATGGCTTATTTGACTTGAGCACATTCTTGCCCAAGAAGCCAACTGACGTTGAGTTGAAAGTTATCAAAGAGATGTTTGAAGCATCAGTTGATGGTCAACCATATGACACAGAGCGTTGGGGTCAATACTTCCGTCCTGCTGGTGTGCAAGCACCTGCTGGTGGATCTGCTCCAGCACTGGCAGTAGACGGTCATGGTGATGTTCACGAAGTAGCGGCAAAGCCAGCACTCAAAGTGTCTGCACCTGCTAACGACTTTGATGATGAAGAAGCACCAGCCGCTTCGGCACCAGTTGCGGGCGCAAAGCCAGCACAAAAGGCCGAAGACATCCTGGCTATGATTCGCGCTAGACAGCAGAAGTAATGCAAACGGCTCTAGATACAGAGCTGTTTCCTGACCTGTGTGAAGTGGTAGAAATACCACTTCACCATCAATGGGTTTATCTAATTCAGAAAAACGGAAATAGCAGTTTGAGAGATCAGCAATTGCAAGACAATCTTGTGATGTTTACCAATAATGAAATTCAAACTCTTGATCATGTAGATGTTTACATACGTAATCCTCGCTCAAGATATATTAGTGGGGTAAACACATACCTACAATTTCTTCAACGCGATCACCCTGAATTAGATTCCTCTACAGCGTTTTGGTTTGCCAAGCGATATAAATTTTTAAATACACACTACTTGCCGCAATTTCATTGGTTGGCAAATCTCTCTCGTTATCTACGAAGCGACGCAAAAATACGCCTGAGAGATTTTAAAAATTTTGGTAGCATAACTAATGTGAAGCGTTTGCCAAAAGTAGTGCCACCCTCAAAAGAATTCATTCAGCAGTTGTTTGCAGACGACAACAGCATTGAATTATGGTTGTACCTGGACCAAATACTTTTAGATCTAGCAGGACAAGAGTTTACCTGGACTGAATTGCTGGACTACTATAAAAACAATCATAAAAATATAATAGAACATGTATTGCCCAAGGCTTGAACATTTTGTGAGATTTAATCCCAACGGAACAGTTAGTCGCTGTGGACACATGATCAATCCACCACAGTTCAATTCGTTAGAAGAAATGGATTCAAGCAAGTGGCTTAACGAAATCAAATCTACCAAGGAACCAATTGAATGTTCAAGGTGCATTCAAACTGAAAAAGTCAATGGCACCAGCATAAGACTCAACACTATTGAGTTTGACAAACAACAAACACGTCAAGACTATTTGATTGTTGGCGGGGTGTTAGACAATATTTGTAACAGTGCCTGTTTGACCTGCAATGAGAATTTAAGTACCAAAATAGGTAGTTTAAAAAGCAAAACATACACTATCGTAGACAACAGCAGTGCATTTTGGAAATTACCTTTAGACCGTGTGGTACACCTGGACATAAATGGTGGAGAACCTAGTGCCAGTAAAAATTATCGACACTTGTTACAAAATATTCCCCCAGAAGTGAATAGTGTACGAATCAATACCAATTGCGGCATCGTAATATTTGAAATAGAAGAATTGCTAAAACGTGGTATTCATGTCACAGTGACCGTGAGTTTAGACGGAATTGGCGATGTACACGATCTAGTGCGTTGGCCCATTAAATGGGATCGATTTGTTAAAAATTTAATGATCTATAAAACTATGGGTATCCAGGAACTAAATACCTGGACAACAGTTAGCGCACTAAACATTGGTGACTTGCTTAACATTTTTAACTTTGTCAAACAGCATGATATTTTACATTCTTGGGCATTTTTAGATACACCTGACTCGTTGAATGTAAAATACTCAAACTCAATGACCTTACCCTTTAAACATATCGTTCCCGGACAAGTTGCAATTGATCGAAACAATCAAGCAGAAATAGATGCCTATATGTTTGAACAAAATAAAATAAGGGGAATTTTATGACCAATCAATATTATCAAGTATTAGACTGCCCAAATTATAAAGAGATCAATCAGGATCTACTGGATTATGCACATAGGTATACCACAATTGTTGCTAAATCTGACACTTACCAGTATGCAAACTTTCCAGACAGGTTCGGACATAACATCATGCATTTTATTGCCGCTAACCCAAAATTAGTTGCTTGGGTAGCGACCATGAATTTGGCCTTGAGAGATGTATATTTTACTTTGGCATGGCAAGTAGATTCTCCTGGCTATCCTGAATCCAGTTGTCCAATACACTTGGATAAACCACCGGTGTATTGGAAATTAAATTGGCCCATATTGAACATGGAAAGAACTTGTGTTAGATTTTACGAACCAAAAGATCCAGAAATAGATATCAACACACTGGTCACACGCAGAGGTGATGCCAATAGCAAAGACCGTGATGAATATCTATTGCAATATAAAGACTTCAATGAAGTTCAAAGACATGATTTTGCAAAAAATCAACCAATTCTCATGAACGGACAAGTTGCACATGACATTGGATTTTATGATAACCCTGTGTTTCCTAGAATAGGGTTGCAAGGCATGTTCTTTAAAGAACCAACTCACCTATTATGAAGATAGCAATCACAGGTGGAACCGCAGGCATTGGACAGGCACTGGCCAATGAGTACGAAAGTCGCGGACACGAGATCACCAGACTAAGTCGCCGCACAGGTCACAACATACGTGTGATACCCAAAATTGCAGATGCAATTGAAACCTGTGACGTGTTTGTTAACAATGCACAAGCAGGATACGCACAGACTGAATTGTTGTTTGAAATGGCACAACGTTGGTCGGGCACCCACAAACACATCATAGTAGTAAGTACCATGATGACTCAGGATCCTGTGA